ATCGGCTCTCATTGCTTCGTAATTTTTACCATTTGATGGTTTTACAACAGAAAAGAATTTTTCCATCTGTTTCACTAATCGGTCGTGCCATCCATTCACAACTAAAAAAGGAATTGCTAAATTTAACCGAGAAGTAAAAGCCGTATCTTTATTTTGAGTTTCAACATAACTGTAAATTCCTATTTTTTTTGTCCAAGCATCCAACTGTTGTTGATTTGTGATTGTTTTCCAAACTTGTGGTGAATATTCTTTCATTTTATTTTCTGAAAATAAAGCAAAATAGTAACAAAAAAAAGCTTCAGAAAAAACTTCAACTTCTTTTCCACCTACTGTCGTAGATTTTTCACCAGTATCTTCTTTTTTTGCTGGATTACCTCCAAAATCAATATCTTTGACAATATATCTCAATGTAACATTAAATTTTTTTGAACCTAATTTAGCGATTAAAACATTTGTTTTGTCATTCCACTCTAATCCTTGAACAACAGTAATTTTTTTCTTATCATCTTCTAAAAGAAAAGGTGATTTTGCTTTAATTTTTAATTTGAAAATATCTTTTCTTTTTTTACCTTTAAATGGTCCTGAACTTGCAACTTTAGCAAGGTCACCTGTCGATAATGTTCCCATTTATTTCTCCGATATTTAATGGAGTATTTATACTATCACAATTACCGAATAATGTCAAGTTCTTTGTCGCCTGTCCAGACTTCAATCTCCGAACGCAATCTTCCTTCAGTCTTTAGATTGTCATATCTGGCCTGTGCTTTCTTCTTCCACCACTCTATAATCGATTCCAGATAGTGTTTGTCATAGTTCTCTTTGTCTGGTATCAACTTATCTGTTCTGCCCATGACCACATCGGTAAAGTTACTGAATCCATAATTTGAGGCATAATACCGTTTCTTTTCTGTCAACAATAAGGCATTTTCAATCGTTTTACCGAACTTCTCACCTTCAGGTGTTCCTTTGAGTGCCACTTTAGTCATTGAAATGATGGCATTAGAAATTTTCAATTTGCGAGAAGATGCATCGGCAGGTACAAACTCACCTACAATACCTTCAACATAATCTTTCAAATCTTCATATGGTTTGCCATGCATCATTGGAAGAAAATTAGAATCGGTAAGTCCTTTAAATCTTAACAGAGGCTTCATGCCATCATATTGTGAAGAAGATTTCGAACTACCATAAAGACTGGTTGTTTCAAACAAACAAGTATTCATACCATACTTCTTATTGAGCATTTCACGGATTTCATGTGAACAACAAATGGCTGCCAATAATTTACCACCTAGATAATTGAAACCAAATGGTTGAGCAGGCACAATCACAAAGCCCATAATCGAGGTATGATTAAATGCTTTAGAAGATTCTGGTGTTTGTGTGAATACACCATCAAGCATTTCATTGCGAGGTTTCATATTGATAACAGGAGAACCTAGTCGAATGAAACCAACCCACTTCTTTGTTTTCTTTTCTAAGATTGCCAATCTCAAACAACGGCCAGGAATACTGGTCATATTTGAATGTGATGAAATCATATTGAGATAAATGTCCCAAGTGTCTTGTGGCAATTCAACAAGTTCAAATTGCATGTCACTTGGGTTGATTGTAAAATCTGAAAACAAATCATCTTCAGGTCCCATACCTGGTAATCCAGGTGGTCTTTCTGAAAGACTATTCAGTTTTTGGTCACGAATGTAATCATCGATTCTTTCAAATCGGTCAAAATAATTTGAGAATACACTCGCACAATGTATTGCTTGGTCTTTTGTCAAACTCATACCTTAATGCCATCAAACTTTGCATTTAAGTTTCTTTCACGACCACCAAAAGTATTTAATGGTGGTGTGTCATCATCTTGTCCTGCATCAGCAAGACCTTCTTGTGCAGTTTGTTCTGCATCATACAAACGCATTTTTGTTCTATCGATACCGACAACAAATCGTTTGTAATAGTTAGGGTCAGAATAACGATTCTTCAATTGTTTAACGAGAATTTGATTTAGACCTTCAAGTTCTTCATTTGATACAAGTGCAAACATAAAATCGGCAGTTGCAGGCAAACCAAAAGATTCTGAAGTATCTTCAAGACCTGGATCCGAATTACTGAAACCAGAACGAGTTGTTTGAGTTGCTGAAACAACAGGTAATGCAAACTCAACGGCAAGACCACGAAGTTCTTCTGCAATAGATTTAATGTATGTGTAACTATTCACATTACCACCAGGTTTAATTCTTGCTGACGAACAAATGTTTAGATAGTCGATGAAAATGATATTTGGTTTAAAGTTCTTTTTCAAACGCAATTCATTTAATAATGCTCTGAAATGTAAAACAGAAGCACTTGCAGTTGGATATTCTTTGATGATTAGTTTACCTTGTGTTTTGGATTTCAACACATCAAACTTTCTCTCATAATCACCACGACTGATTGTTTGTAATTCATTCAAATCAATATTTAGCAAATTAGCATCGATTCGTTCTGCAATCTTTTCTTCTGCCATTTCAAGTGTGATATACAACACATTATGACCTTGACTGATACAACTTGCGGCCACATGGCACATAAACAAAGATTTACCAACACCTGTACCTGCAAGTGCAATATTCAAAGTCTTAATTGGCAAACCACCTTTTGTAATCTTGTTAAAGATATCAAGGTCAAAACGAACACGGGTTTCTACACGATGATAGAAATCATATCGTTCTTCAAAGTCTTGCATGTAATCGTGACCAACATTACTGTCAAAAGATACACCAAGTGCATCTGCAAGTAATTGTGGAATTTCACCTTTTGTTTTGTTGCCTTTTTTATCATCAAGAATCGATACAGATTCCATGATGGCATTGTAGATTGCTTTGTCTTGGCAAAACTTCTCAGTTTGTTCGGTCAACCATTGCAGTTCAACCTTATCATCTTTTGTTTGTTCGATATCTCTGAGAAGGTCAATCGATTCTTTTACTTGAGGTTCAGTAAGATTTGTTTTCTCTGTAATGTTGATTACGAGAGATTCGTGTGTTGGAAGATTCTTGTATTTGTTTACGAAATCATAAACTTCTTTGAATACAAGTTTTTCGGTTTGGTCGGAGAAATATTCTCCCTTTATAAAAGGAAGAACTTTTCTGGTATATTCTTCATTGTGTATCAGGTTCTTTAGAATAATCTGTTCTAATCTGTTCATCTTGTGTTTTTCTAGTCAATATTTCGGTGAGTATGTCACCCATAATTATACGAAATTTTTCGTTACTATTCAAGTCATCTATGTTAAAATTACCTGGATGAACAATAGTATATCCAAATTGAAGTCTTGCAATTTCACCTTCTTCAACAACTCTTGCTTTATTATAATGGTAAATGACACCATTGAATTCTTCATTCAATAGTGCCACTCCTGTTATTTCAGAATTATCAAAATCTAAAAAGGTGTAGTCAATACCTTCTTTAAGCATCGTCCGTTTCTTCTTCCAGAATTGCAGTTTCTCCCATAATGTTTCCATATGCGATACCATATTTTCCATTTACGAATTCCTTAAACGATTCGTTTTTGAGTAATGGTTGCCAAAATTCATCTGTTTGCGTGGCATCAAAACGAACTTTTTCACCAATCTCTCCAGTTTTCTGGTCAACTTTTGCATACCAACCTGGTGATGGTTTAGAAATAAAATTACCCTCAATCGCAATGTCGACCAAGCCAGAATACTTTTGAATACCACATACCAATCTCTTTGTAAGTATGATTCACAACTACCATTGGAATATCTTTTAAGTTGAGGTGAGGTGTTACCATTCTAAACAATGATTTAACTTGTTTAGCACGGCTCATATCTGCAACAGATTTACCTTCAAGTGCATCTTCTACTTCTTTCTTAGATGCTAGATTACCAATACTATCTAATATAATGATGAGTTTATCACCACGATTCACTTCTTGAAGCTGTTGCATTATATCGAACTTCAACTGCTCAATGTCAGTCAAAGGTGTGTGTAGAACTCTGTCCATATCAATTTGAAATGTTTCAAAGTATTTGACAGGTGTTCCGAATTCTGAATCATAGAATAACAATACCGCTTCAGGGTATTTGTCCATGTAAGCTTTTGCCATCAATAAACTGAAAGCGGTCTTAAAATGTTTTGATGGTCCTGCCCACATAGTAAGACCAGGAATAATACCACCATCAAGGCGTCCTGATAGTGCCACATTAATCATTGGCACATCAGTTGGTACCATATCTTTTTCAGTAAAGAATTTTGATTTGGATAGAATCGCACTATCTTTAATCGTTGTATTCTTTTTTAATTTATCAAGTAAACTCATTTTAAAAAGTACCTCCATCCATTTTGGTTATCTTATTTTTAGGTATATGTTCCATGCCTTCTCCTTCATCTACAAAGAAGGATTCTAAACTAGGACCACTGCTCGTGTCAAGCGTTTTCTTCTTCTTTGCCTTTCTGATTTTGATTTCAGGTTCAGGCAATTTAGTGTTTCGTAGTGTTTGTTGTGCTGCTATGAGTAGAAGAATGGCAAGAGGGTCAAACACCACGATGATTATTACAATAACAGTCCTTACTGCTTTATCTATAAATGATGGGTCATCTTTAGAGTAGAATAACTCGGCGATATACTTAATAGGACCAATCTCTGCCGCTAACTTGTTTTCTTCTGCCATTAAAGGCAACTTCTCATTTGTAATTCGTTTTAGTTCTGCCTGTGTTTCTTGGATTTGTTTATCAATTTTATTTGATGCAGTTGCCGGGTCACCTGCTCTTTGTAACAAATAGGTCAATCTCTCTTTAGCAATCTTTTCTTGTGTCTCTAGTGTTTTTAATTGAACACTATTTGCACCAAGAGTTACATTTGATTCAAGGTGTGCCTTTGACAAGTAACCAAAGATACCCATTGATGTGATAAGCATTAACAAAACAATTGCGATACTGAAATAGTAACGCATTATTCGCACAGTAACATTCCAATTGTTATATAGCCAAGAAACTGTTACCAATTTAGCAACTTCTAATATTGAACCCATCAATATAATTGGCCAGAATGAACCTGGAAATATTTGTGCAAGGCCTATTACCGAATAAAAAGCGGCAACAGCAGATAAAGCAATTGCAGTTAAAAAAGGTAATAGAACTTGTGTCATGGATTAGATTTATGATGTGGAACATCGAACACAAAAGTTATTCGTGTCACATCTCCTATATTTTTTGCACCATGTGGTTTCTTATTATCAAACCAAAGTAGAGTTCCTGGTTCGACATTTACAACATCATCACCACAATGATATTCATATCGACCTTGTATCGATAAATGATATCTATCTTTATTTAAGTAATATGTTCCTTGGTCAGTATGTGTGCCAACCATTTCACCTACAGGCAAAGCTAAAAATCCACAACGACAAAATTTATGGAAATGTCTTTTTAAGAAACGAATGACTTCGGTATGTCTCTCATATGCAGGTGTCTCAATGCTTATTTCAGTATTGTAAACCATTTCATCTGGATGACTAATGCCTCCCATTACTAATTGCATTACACCTGCTTCAATCCTGTGAAAATCAGGATCAATTTGTTGAGCACCTTCTATTTCTTTTTGAACACCCCAATCAGAGGGGTATTGTTCGAGTTGTTTTAAAATTTTAGAAACATTGATGCCCGTTTTGATTATACGAATATCAGCCAAAGAAACTCTCCAACGAACTAATTTTTTCAGTTTGCCAACCAATACAATTTAAAATAACTTTGATTGGTTCAATAAATGCTTTTTCAAATTGCAAATCATAATTTACATACTCATGCAGACCAAATTCTTTTGGCAATCTAACAGGGAAAGAAATAACATCTTCTTTCAAAGGATTTGGCGTTTTAAGATATGTGAATTTCAACTTCTCACCTTCTTGAATTAAAGGATATGATTTAGTTAAATTCTTTTCTTTCATCATGTAATTGTAAAGAATTGCACCTCGCACATGAATTGGTGTGCCTTTTTTGTATAGATTTGCAGAATCAGAATAATCTTTTAGACCATTAATGCCACGGGGAAACGCAACTTCTTCTGGAGGTAAACTCTTAAATTCATTTTTAAATTTTTCAATAAATTCTTGAACATCCGATTCGGTAGAACGAACAATTAATTTAATTGTTTCTTTCATCTTCTCACGAATGACAGAGGGTGTGGAACTTTTAACCATCTCAAGTCCCATCACCTTCATGTCTGGTTCATTATACTGAACACCTTCGTTATTGTAAACATTTAAGATATATCTTTTCTTTGCAGTCCAAATGCCTTTATCTGAGAGCGCTTCACGCTTCATTCTCATTTTTTGGGCATACGCATGGACATATAAAGCAAGTTCCTGATAACCTTGGTTAATATAAGGTTGTATCTTTTCTTCACAGACTTTATCCATGAATTCGATGATTCGGAGAGTATCCGGTTTTTCCTTATACACTTTATCAACAAGGTTACCAAGGCGGAGATATATCGAATCTGTGTCTGAGGCGATAACATAATCTTCATTCTCCGTTTTCAATAGTTTGTTCATGTAAGCGTTGATTTTATTTTCAATCCAACGAATTGAAAGCTGACCTGCCATAGTAACTGCCAACGCTTGGCGCAGGTCATAGAATCGAAAGTATTGTGAACCAAGAGCACCATAAGCGGAGTTTAGTGATACTTTCTTTGCAAGTTGCAGATTATTATATCGTGCAACAAGTTTACCAATTTCGTTCTTCTTTGTTTCATCTTTTTCATTTACATAATCTTGTTTTGCCTTCAACATCATGTTCTTAAACTTCTTTCGATCCTCATACATTTCTTCCATCATTTTAGGAAGAAAACCTTGCAAGTCTGTTCTGAAAAACTGACCATTCGGTGTTAGTGCGGCATCTTTTAGTTTTGAAGTATCAATTTCTGATGACAATAATCTATCGACAGTTACACTTTGCGAAAGAATTTGTTTCATTTCTGGTGTGTAATTGTCAGGCTCAATAAGAGTTTCTGGTGAAATATTATACTGCATCATTAAATGTGGATATAGAGAATCTAAGTCGAATGATGCAACATAACGATGCATGCCAACTTGTGGTTCTTTAACATACGCACCTTCAAACGCAGAGTTCTTTCGTTGAACTACTTTTGGTGGTACAACAATCTTCTTCGCAAAAAGATGATTGTAGATTAGGGCATCCCACATACGAGTTTGTGCAAACACATCTTCAAAGTTTGTCTTTGTGTCGTATGCAAGAGTTAATGCCAATTCAAGGAGTTTTAACTTATCTTCTAGTTTAACGATAAGTTCCACATCTTTGATATTATATTCGATAAATTTTTGATAGTTGAGTTTATACAACTGATGAAGGTTGTCATATTCATCATAAGAAAGTTTACTCTCACCTAGTTCAACATTGGCGATATTATCCAACTTGTATGATTCTTGTGACTTACCACCAGGCGCATACCACTTATACAGTTCAATGTAATCAAGTGCAGAAACGCCACCAATGTTGTATTGAATCAACTCACGACCATTGATTGTTACTTTTCTTTCCCACAAATAATTCCATGGTGAAAGTTTCTTAACCTCATCTTCACCAAGAACACTTCTGATTCGATTGACAAGATATGGCACATCAAAGAAGTCAATGTTCCAACCAGTAATTACATCTGGACAATTTTCTTGCCAATCTTTTAAAAACTTTTTACAAAGGTCAGATTCACTATCACATTTAATATATGTTTCACTACCTTTTACTTCATAGTCACCACAACCATAGACTGTAACATCACCGCCTAGTTTTTTGATGGCGATGGCAGTAATAGGTTCTGTGGCTTTATATGGGTCAGGAAAACCATTCTCTGAACCAACCTCAATATCAATAATGGCAACATGAATGTCTTGCAAGTCCCAATCAATTTGACCTACAAATTCATCTGCGATAAACGCATATTCAAATCGGTCATTGCCATAGATTTTAAAGTTCTCGACACCATCATACTTGCGAACAAAATCACGAGCATCACGGATATCTCCGAACTTCATTGGTTCTAAGTTTTCATTGAATAGTGTTTTCCATTCAGATGTTTTCTTGGATGGCAAAAACAAAGTAGGCGAGTATTGAATTTTCATCTTTACTCGCCTGCCGTTTTTAACCCCTCTGAAAAGAATGTTGTTGCCTTGAACGGCAACATTCGTGTAGTATTTACTCATTCAAATAGTATATCATACTTTTGGAATTGCAGAGGCAATTTGAATGCCAGAACCGAACACTTGATTGTATTGATTTTCTAATTCACGGCTAGGTGTAGTAACACATAATACATCCGCTTTATTCAGTTCAATACCTGATGCAAATTCTTCGGCATAATCTAAGAAAGGTGCGAAACCCAGCATAGGTCCTTCTTTTGTTGGTTGAACAACAACCTGAACAGGTTTTTTAATTTTGAAATCATTGAACAATTTATTACTCAATTGTTCATCAGCATCACCTAGGATCGTATGATTCGTTTTGAATGTTATAAGTTTTATTGTCATATTTTTTAATCTCTATCACCGAATTAATCGGTTGTTTATTTGAAAAATCTATTGCTTCAGCGAAGGTTTCAAATTCTCTAAATGCAACAGTATTGCCAGTCATGTAGTATGAAACTCTATACATTAACTTTTGTCTCCGCAGGTACAACTCCGATGGTCACCCATCGTTTTGGAAAGAGCATTTCTCTCCCTTGAAAGTCTCTCATGTCACATGTTGGGTCTTGCATCCAACCAATTACTTCAACCATATCATCAAACTCTCGCAAGAATAAATCGTACCTTTCGGCACGGGGCATTTTGTTTTCAATTGCAAGTCTCTTGGCGATTTCACGGGTGTTCATTCTTTTCTTTCCTTAAAGTCATAGAAAAAATCATTGTTATTTCTTGCAGAGTGTTTATTGAATTTCTCTACTGAATATAACTTTGTTGCTATTTTAAAATCTGGCATCTTAAACTCTGGAACAGTCAAAGAAGCATCATAGAATAATGTTTTATTGTTAGGTTGTGCGGCAAATTGTCCGTTATCTAACTTAATAAAATTATAACTCTTATGTTCTTCTACTGTTTCAGAAAATCCTGTATTAAGATAACCAGGGTCGTTTTGGCAAAAATCTACGGTGAACATATACTCACCGAAATGCCAGTTTCTTTCTTTGTCAAGGAACTTACACTTCAACATTCGAAGGTTGTCCTTTTCAATTACAGTAACATTATAACTCAAACAGTCCCATATTTGCAAGTAATCCAAAGGCAAAGATGCATCATTTAAGTTATCTTGCCGAGAAACAAAGGCATGTAAAGGTAGTTTATCATACAAGGCACCGTAATTAGGTAATAGTGCTTCAATACGAAATGCTTGACCTTTAATGCATTTGATTGTCATCCATATACATGGTTCATATTCACCAAAACCTTTTTCAAAGTCATAGAGAAACTCTTTCTTAACAAAGCATTGAACTGGAGGTAAGTTATGGACAAGAAAGGCCATTATTTTTTTACAAACTTACTAAAGTCTGGTGGTTGCCAACCTTCAGGTTTCAAAACTTTACCATCTTCTCTCTTTATTACTTTACGAGTTTTGGTGTCAATCTTTTTTAAGTTACTAAGTGCGCCTTCATCCCAAATTCTTTCACCTTCCCATCCTCTTGAATACATGTAACCAACAATTACCCATATCATATCGAAACACGCATCAATGGTTTCTTTATCATCATTATCAAGTCGAGCGGCACAAAACTCATTGTATTCTTCTGTAATTAACCTATGATATAATAATGCTTGTTCATCGTTATTTCTGGACACAGTTTGTTCTGCAGCAATCATAAAGACCTGCACATCACTAAAAACTTTACTCATATTAAACCTTTTTTGTTAACTCAGATTGATAAGTTCTTTGTCTCAATTCGGAAGAACTAAACCGATGTGTGCGAGAATTATAATATGTTTTAATGCCACGGGTGTCACAGATATCACGACCTGTTAAATGTTTGTCTTTATATTCTTCACCACAAATACGCATACTAATGGGTAAGAACATTAACAAATCTTCGAGGTCTTTTTCGGTATCATAGACGATAATCTCATCTACAAATTTGACAGCAGAAAGTTGAACATATCTTTCTACAATTGATTGAACTGGTTTGTTTTTGGTTTCTGGTCTATCGATTGTTGGGTCTGTTTGCAAACCAACAATAAGATAATCACAGATTGACTTGCACTCAGCAAGCATTAGAATATGACCTGCATGAAGAAGGTCAAAAGTAGAACAGGTAAAGCCGATTGGCCGACCAATCATATCATCAGGTAATACTAGCATCATATAACTCCATTATCTAAAGGTTAGTCCGGTCAATTAAGACCGGACTCCTATTTATTAGCGATTCATTACATACATTGTGACTTCGAATCCATAACGCATTTCAGTTGCAGTTGGTTTTGTCCACATGATAATCTCCTTTATAAAAGAGTGGAATTATTTCCACACCTCTATATTATACTAAACTACAACAAATTTCAATACAGAAAAGCATGAATTTATTATAGTTAAAACTCAACTAATTCATAATCTTCTTTACCAACACCACACTCAGGGCAAACAAAATCATCTGATAAATTTTCCCATTTGCCTTCTGTTTCTTCATCGTGAATATGACCACAAACTATGCATATATGTTCCATTATTGCACCTCTTGTAACATTGTTTGATAAGCAGTTGCATGACGCTTTTCAACTTTAGCAAGAGCTGCAAATCGTTTTTCTGCTTTTGTTAAAACTATTTTAAATTGTTCAGCATGTTCTTTACTTTCTGCAATCTGCTCATTGAATTCGGATTTCTCCTGTTCAGATACCGCAGAAGCCAAAAATTCAGGATACATTGTGGTGAACTCATATGTTTCACCTTCGATTGCTTTTTCCAAACATTCTTTGGTGTTTGGTTTGCCAATCAACAACTCAAGGTGACCCCATGCGTGGAGTAACTCTTGGTCTGCTGTGTGTTCAAAGTGTTTTGCAACATCTTCATAACCTTCTTCACGAGCAATTTTGGCGAAATAACGATATTTAATATGCGCCTGACTTTCTCCTGCCAATGCACTCTCAAGGTTTTTAATTGTGATACTCATTTTAATCTCCATAGAAAAGTATTATCGATTAATACTTATTCATAGTATAACTTAATTACAATGGTTTGTCTAATGATATTTTTCTATCTTCTTCATCGATTTTTTTAATAATTATTTTGCCATCTTTTTCGGAGATATCTAATGTGTCGCCTTCTTTCCAACCCATTTCTTCCAATAACTCAGGTGGCAATTCAATGATTGCATCACCATTATCGCATATTTCAACTACTTTTGAGGTAAATGTTTTCATACTTTACTCACTTCAACTTTACAATGTTTCAAAAAATCAATACCTTTTTCATCTCGGTAACTGTTTCTATAATAGATACTGTTTATACCTGATTGGTAAATTAACTTTGCACAATCGAGACAAGGTGCGTGGGTGACAAACAAAGATGCACCATCACTTGAATTTGTTGACTTAGCAATTTTTGTTAAAGCATTTGTTTCTGCATGAAGAACTTCTGATTTTGTTACCAATCGTTCCTCAATATAGGTAATACTTCTACTTTCAATGTCAACAATCTCTTGTTCAGGTATCAAGACTTCACATTCATTATCCCAACCAGATGGCATTCCATTATAACCAATACCAATGATTGTGTTATCTTTTACAACAACACACCCGACTTGTAATCTTTTTGCAGATGAGAGTTTAGAATAAACCTCGGCTGCTGCCATATGGGCATCAACAAATTTCTGCTTCATGCTTGAGCAGATTCTTTTTTATTTTTCTTTTCGGATTTAAACGGGACTGAAGAAGCAAGTTGTGCTTCAATCATGGCGTTTTTATAGTCAGACCTTTTAATTGGGTCGACAATAGTTGCCAAGAATCGTTTTGTTTGTTTGTTTAGTTTGAAATTTTTATCACGCTTTACCATAATATCTCCATAATTTAAAAAGTGGGGCGAAATGCCCCACTCGGTTACGCAGCTGACTTCTCTTGTAGAAGTTGTGGTTTAAATTCTTTCAAATTTTCACCAATAGCAATCTTGCGTGGTTTCTTGTGTTCGGGAATAATATTCTCTAAACCAATTCTGAGAATACCATCTTTGAACTCAGCACCTTTCACTTCGATTGTATCTGCAATAGTGAGTGTTTTGGTGAAAGACCTTGTACCAATACCTTTGTGTAGATATTGCACATTGCTTTCTTTTTCATCTTTCTCACCTTTTACAGTTAATGTACCTTCTTCAACTGAGATTTCAATTTCATCTTTAGAAAAGCCTGCAACGGCCAATTCTACGATGTAACGAGATTCATCCAGTTTAAGAATGTTATGTGGTGGGAAATTAGAAACTGATTTTTGGACATCCATGCTCATTAGTCTTTCAACATCATCGAAAAACTTATCAAAACCCAAAGTTGATTGGGTTAATGGTCCAAATGAAATACGACCTAGTGTCATAGTTTTTTCTCCTTTTAAGCGAGTTATCAAAAGCGGCGACCCATTTGGCATCGCCTTCCATATTTATATTCAAATCAATAATCTATTGATTTTTTACCTATATTGTATTTTGTGATTAGTTGCCAATCATCTTTTTCTTTGAAAGAAATAATCTTTATTTGATGTAAAGGTGCAATATTATCTTTCATCAAAATTGGATTAAGAATCTTTACAAGACCCCATTCTTCTAGGAGTTTTGCAATTGCGTTTCTTCTTTGAATATCATTCTCAGTCAGATTAGATGGTTTTCCATCTAACGCAAATAACTCTTTGAAATGCACGATATAATATCTGCCCTGCTTATGCAGAATGTGGCATGACTGGTACAACACTTTTTCCTTGCGGGAAGATACGCCAATTCTGGTAAGTGTTTCTCTTACCTTTAAAAAATCATCTTGTTCCGTCAAGGTGACTTCTATAAATTTAGACAAGTCTACCATCATTACCTCTTAGTCAATCCACCCGTTTGGGTTTGTTCTTTTAGTTGTTGGATTTGTTCTTTGCTGAGTAAGCGGAGCGCTTCACGGGCTTTTGTGTCGGAGAAACCAAAGACAGTCTTTATACATTCCAAATCGTCACTTTTCTCAGATTTTATCCACTTCGCAAACGGTCGTTTCTGTGACCTGACGGTATTTAGTAAAAAGTCATTTTGCAACTTCTTGTCGATAAAATGTCTGCGGTTCATCTCATTTGCATACAAAACGCAGTCTTTATGATAAGATAAGCTACGATTTACCAAAAAAGAAACATAGTCTTTTTCTGTAATTTCATCGACAATTAACTGTTTCTTATTTTGTAGTATTGCATTAACATAATCAAAAGGATTACTCATGTCAACATCCTAATCAGACCAACGGTATCGATGGTAGTGAGTAAAACATAATTAGCAAGGAGGCCAAATGATTTCCGAGTATAAGCAGCCCAAGCATACAAAGCACACCCAATAATCCAAATAGGATAAAGAACAAGTAACGGAGGGTTCGGTACCGTAAGAGCCATCGTAACACTACAGCCAATGCTAATACCCCAAGCAAAAAGTTCAACAATAAAACGCCAACGATTAGACTGCCAATCATCTTTTATCCATTCGAATATTCCGGTAAATACATCATTCATACAAACTCACAATTTACCATCAACTCAGTTAAGCAGGCAACAGTATTAATTTCTTGGTCTGCAACAAACGCAGCCTTGTATTGATAGTCAGCAAGAATCAAAACTGCTTGTGGAATTGATGCGGGTTTCATTGTATCATACATTGCATCATATAATTTACGGAACAATGTATTACTATCTATTTCATTTGATGCAACCCATTTACGAATCGCACCAAAATCTTTTTGTTGAACAAACTTTACGATTTCTGTAATCGATACATCACCAATTTGTGCAAGAATACCAGTATCAATCTTACCAAATTGTGAATATCGTTGAAGTTCATTTAATACACGGCGAAAATCTGGAAAATGTTTTTTGACAAGTTCTGCAATAACCGAATCATCAAAGTCAACTTTTTCACTTTGCAAAATTGTCTGAATTCTCTTAAAGAACGCAGATGCCATCTTGGCTTTCTCACCATTCTTTAAACCAAAATCAATTACTGCACACCGTGAATGAAGTGGTTCAATAATACGATTCTTATAGTTACATGTAAAAATAAACGAACAGTTCGGTGCGAATTCTTCAATCGCATTACGAAGCGCAGGTTGAGTTGAGTTTGGATTTAGATAATCTGCTTCATCAATAATGATGACCTTACGACCACCAGATAGTGACATAGATGAAGCATAGTTTTTGATTTTGGTTCTGAAAGTATCGATACCACTTTCATCAGATCCATAGATAACCATGAAATCGCAACCGATTTCGTTGCACATTGCTTTTGCTACGGTTGTCTTTCCTACGCCTGCACCACCACTCAATAAGAGATTAGGAATCTGTTTCTGATTCACATATTCTTGAAATGGTTTCTTTAGGCGTTCAGGTAGAATACAATCTTCGATTGTTTGTGGACGATACTTCTCTGTCCAAAGTAGATGTTCCATAATAACCTTTCACATAAATCATAATTTAAAAGTGGGGCTTTCGCCCCACATCTTACGCAACTCGGCGAACTCTGTCGCTTTGTGTGCGATTTTTGTCTTTTGGTAACGCTTCAATGTTACCAATTACACGCTTACCACCTTTTGAAACAGGAACAATTTCGTTTATTTCAATTTCATCTGACAATGAAAGTGGTACATCAAGTGCTACAAGTGCTTCTTCACGGGTCATTGTAGTTCTCGAACCCGTCTTAGCAATTATATTCAACTTTTCTAGTTCTGTCAAGCCGTTATTCAAATCTTCAAGGAGATATTGAACACGAGCCCAACTATCAAAGGTATACTTCGAACCGCCATCACCTTTTACACTCTCTTTACGAGCATGCTTTTGGTCTGCATTGTGTTTGGCAAATGACCAGTCGTGTATCTGATACTTAGTCTTACCTGTTGCGTTCTTATAAGGAACTTTTGTGCCTGGTGTATTGATTCGTTTAAATTCTTCATCAAAGAACCATTTCACAAATAAGGTAGGGTCAGTAACTTTATAGTTACCATCGATTTCTTTTTTCTTACCCCAAACATTTCCTTTTTGTAGGACAAAGGAGAGAGTATAGAAAAGGTTATAGAAACTTGACTTAGTGAATTTCTTCAACTTTTTGGCATCATATTGCGAACAACCATCTGCCATAATTTTGAAAATCTTCTTCGTAATCTCTTTATCAACACTAGAGATATTCACTTTACCTGAAGGATAAGGACCAAGAACATCATCGAGGATGTCTGAATCATAACCATCATAGAAATTATTATTGATATACATTAACATTTCTGAAACAAAGAGTGTGTCACCCTTATGGTCAAGAGAATACTCACCTGTCATACCAGAACCAATATGTTCAAACATATCACGAATATTGATATCATTCAAACACAACTGATTCAACCAACGATTGTTTTCGTTGTAATTGAGAATACGCTTTTCATGCTTAGTCATTGGCATCATACTGTTTGCAGTAATAAAGATGCGAGCAAGTTCACGCAAATCACCAGTTTTGTAGATAACTACAATTAAAGGTATATTCATCATTAAGTGATTTTGAATTTCTTCAGGAAGTTTTTCAAACTTACCTTTCACATCAATACCACCTCTTTCACCTTCGATTTGCATTGTAATTAATTCTTCTGGTTTGAAGAAGAACTCATTATCGAAATATCGAACAATCGTATCAATGCGATGCTGACCATCAAGCACAAGATATTCATAACCTTTATCAAGTAAATCTTGGAAGTATGCCAGATTTTCTTCGATAAAACGATAGTTCTCTGCGTTTGGTTTAAGTGATTTCTTTAAGTCCTCAACAATTGGTTTGATTTCCGCAAGTTGAAAACAATCTTTAACAGATGCACCATTAAATGCGGTAAACAAATACGAATTAACTTTCGCATCATGCCAACGCACCAGAAGTCTTTGCAACTTCTCACGGTCATAGAACAGTTTATTGTTCTTGTGTAACTGATAAAGAAAATATGGTGATTTAATTTTAGCTTCACCACAAACTTTTTGTGTCAAATTTACTACATTACTTTTCATACTAATCTCCTTAGAGAAATATTTAAAAATGGTAACCTTAGTTACCGCCTATCAAATCTAAGTCCTTGGACTTAAATGAGATTCTTTTGTCGATTAATCTCTTTCGTTTAATCGAGCAACCACATCAAGATAACTGTCTGTAACTTGCCATGAATTTCCCGTTACACCAAAAATTATGGTTACAGAATTCACTTCGATAGTTTCAGGGTTTGTAAAAACGGACTCATACACAGACATGACATGATTTGGATTAATGGCAATACTATCACTAGCATTGCCTTTAAATGCATTAGTAAAGTATTTGAGTGCCATTATTATACGGCCTCAAATTTAGAACCTGCTTCAGTAGAAATGTAATATTGAAGTGGAACATTTTTGTTTTTGAAGTGCGAAACGCCTTTTGAAGAAATTGCAACTTCATAAACACCAGGTAAAACTTTGGTTAGATTTTCAGTTTTAAAAATCATTTTAAATTTGTTGCCATTGCCATCTGCAATTTCAAGTGCATCGGTGTGGGCAGCATCGTTTTGTAAATCGAGCGTGACGATACTAATTTTCTTACCATCAGATTCGATTGCAATGTGTGGTGAAGAAAGAACAGAAGCCGCACGGAGAACCCAATCAAAATCTTCTGAAGAAAATGTAAATTTGATTTCAGCTTCAGGCATTACGAATTGTTTCTCAGGAGGAGTAACAATCATTGTTGGTTCACAGAAACGATATTTAATCTTACTGCGACCTTTGTTACCAACAATCACAACATGTTTTTCATCAAACTCAAATGATGGGTCGTCTTTGTGTAAAGAAACAACCGACAAGAAATTGTTTAAGTCATACACACCAAAGTCAGCAGGAATTTCTTCCTTGATTGTAACTTCAGCAAGAATGTTTTTATGTGACGAGACAGTTTTAAGTGTCTTGCCTTGTTTAAAGAAGATACCTTGATTGATTGTTCCAAAGTTCTTCAATACAGATAGTGTTTCACCAGAAAGTTTCATTTAATACCTCATAATTAAGTTTTATCAATAGAATACAGTATATCATGTTCATACAGAAACATGAGGCAACAAAGTGCATGTGCCAAGTGATGTTTACCTGATTCTGTATCCATCTGTTCGCCTTCTTTCCATGCCCATAAATGCCTTTGTAATGCATCAAAATACCTGCGTTTGGAATCTGGAACATTTTTCCAATTATCAGGTTCGTATTTTTCTGCACCAAAAGTTAATACATCAACAGTTGCTTTTAATGCAAGTGGTGGAAGTAAACCATATTGTAGTTTACCGCCATCGAACTTGCGACCTCCCGTTGTAGCAGTTTGACTTGCTGTAACTAGGTCTTTTTTAATCATAGTTTACCTGTATATTGTGCAACGGCAGGCATGTTGCCAGTAAACGCATATGTTCCAATATGTTGCGTTTTCATCCAAGGACACAAGAAGATTTTGCCACCCATTTTACGCCACATCTGACAGAACATATAATCTTCACTCAGATATCTGTCGGAACCACCTCCAACGATGGACTCTTTAGTGTCGATTACTGTATCAAAGTAAGCATGAATGTATCTTGTACCATCAAAATTAGCCTGGCCAACATGGTCTGGTTTGTATCGAATCATTGGATATTCTTTTTCCATTTTTTCAAATACTTCCCTTTTAACCATCATAAAACCTGTGCCGATTTCCATCACTTCAAGTGGTTCGGTAACAGTAAATTGTTTTGTGCCTTTTACAACATTGAAAACATATTCGCCAACTAATTGTTCTAGTTCTCTTGGTTCCATATTTGGTTGAGAACGGGCAGCTTGTGCAACATTACTCCAATTAATTGATTTTTTAGGATAAGGACCACCAATTACATCCTTGTCCAATGCCATACAGGCAAGAACATCTTGTGGATTGTAGTGAATGTCCGAATCAATGAATAATAAGTGTGTGTGGTCTGAGCGGAGAAATTCGTCAACTAGGTAATTTCTAGCTCGTGTGATAAGTGATTCATTGAACAAGAATGAAAACTTAGTTTCGATTCCATATTTGTTCATAGTTGTCTGTAAATCGAGGCTTGATTTGATATACAAACCATGTGCCATGCCACCATACATCGGTGTCGCAATAAACAGTTTATTTTTTCTTAGTTTTTCTAATTCAACTTTAATTTCCATGACAACTCCATAAACGAAAAAGAGGAAGTGGTACCTATATGTATCACTTCCTCTATTACTTTTTACCCTAAATTAGGCAAAAGCACGCTCACCTTGTGAACGAATTGCAGCGATACCAGCAGCAACCATGCGCTTGGTAGGAGTGCCAAGACGATAGAAAGAAACTTTATCGCCACTAGCATTGATACGGCTATTCAAGTAAATAGCATGACCTTCGTTACGCAACTCATTAATGGTTGCAGAAGGATTTGCAACACCAAAAACAGACTGCATCTTCTGTGCGGTCAAGGTGTTATATTCGCTGTCTTTAGAAAGATATGCAAGAACTTTTTGTTTTGCTGATTTCATTACAAAATACTCCAGTATTAAAATGGTCTCACTAGGTAAACATTTGAGAGGAGACCGTTCTCTCAAATTAAAAACAAGTATATCATATAGTGCGCTGGTTGTCAATAGATATACAGGTAAAGAATAAAAAACTCCCACAGTTTACCTGTGGGAGAAGTGCCGAACTACTATTAGAAAGGAATATCTTCCACTTTAACATCAACAGGTTCTTCAGGTTCAATTACAGGGGCAAGCAACTGTTCTGCCGAAGCACCTGCATCAACTTTGGTATACAAATCAACGAATGATGCCTTAGTGTCATCATCGAAACGATTCAAACAGAGGGTAATTGCCTTCATTTTATCACCAAAGATGCCGTATGTTTCAACAATATGTACCAAACGGCGAGTAGAAATCACTTCGTCACAACCGCCATCGGCGAATGTTTTACGAATCACATCAGCCCATGTAACAAGTTTCTCGGCGAAATCATTGTCAGCACGACCAACTGAGGTCAATTCTTTTTCGATAATCTTGCGCTCTGTTTTAACAGGAGGAAATTCCTGTTCCATTGTAGTGCGGAATCTTTCTAAGAAAGCTTCGTTAAGAACATTGGTAAACATATAACGACCATCGTCACTACCTTTACCTTTTGTATTCGCAGTAGCAAATACTGTAAAACCGGGTGCAGGTGTAATCAATTCACCTTTCTTTTTCAACATGAAAGGTTTACCTTCGAGAACCCGTTGCAAAGAGGAAAGGTTCTGAGCACCATAATCAATCTCATCGATACACAATACGGCACCTTGACGAGCAGCAGTGGTCACAGGACCATCACGCCATTCCATATTACCATCAATCAGAACATAGTTACCAAGTAGGTCACTTTCATCGGTTTCAGGTGTCATTGAAATGCAAACGAATTTGCGTTTTGCTTTGGCACATGCCTGTTCAATAGACATTGTTTTACCATTACCAGAATGACCAGAAATGAAAACAGGAAAAAATCTCATCGATTGAACGATTGAAAGAACATCATCAAAGTTGCCAAATGCTACATAATTTTTGTAAACATTAGGAACTAGGTTAGTATTGTCCAAATCAGTTTGGACATTTTGAATTTTGTGTTCAGATTTTTCAACTGGTCTTGTCATTGGAACAACCTGTGCTTGTAGTGCAATTGTTTGAGAAGGTTGTGCAACAGAGGCAGAACCAGGTACTTTGTAAACTCCACGCTTTACACGATTCACATCATCATTAGTGAACCAGTAAGGGTGAGCAATATCTACTTTACTACAAATTTCTTTAATTTCATCGGTCGTTACAGTAGGTTTACCAAGAGCAACAATTGCATTAATAAACTTTTCACGAATTTCGGCACGCTTAGTCATAATATAAAAACTCCTATTCACAATTTATACATCAATTTTAACACGGCTAATCTCAAATGTCAACCAGCCGTGTCGCATTTAAACAACACTCAGGCAGCAATGCCTTGAATGAACTTCGATACGAGCACTCGGTTAATTTGCTTCTTTTTATTCATTTTCATAAACGCAGTTTTCAACTTATTTGCGGTTACTTTACCTTCGATTTCAATTTCTTCTTCTTCGGTTTTCAGGTCATTACCACCGGCAACCAAGAAGAATGAATTGAAACCTTGAGTATTGGATACAAGGAACTTTTCTGCTTTGAATTGTTTTGTAACATCTTTCACTTTTTGCTCAATAGCATATTGTTCTTGCCAACGATTTGGGTCTCTACGGGTTTCTTCGTATAAGTCAGCATAGGTTTTGCCATCAGCAAGAACATAACGATGGTTAATTGTACCACGAACCCAAGATGGTCGACCATCAGGAATCAGGAAGAAACCAAATACTTTAGAACCAGTTGTTTTCTTAAACCATTCAAGTGCAACTTGCATATACACATCACGATTCTTGGTACTAATCTTCATTTCAAAGTTATTTTTGGTATCACGGAAAATCACATTCTTGTTTACAGTATCAACACTACTATAACCCATCTTCTTAACTGGTTTGCCATCGCCATCGGTATAATCTTTTTCGTCATTATAGTAATTTGTCCAATCAGAATCGCCATCGTGAACAATTACCAAACTGGTCATATCAAGATTGTTTGTTGCCTTGAATGTTTTCATCACTTCGGCAGTTGCAACAATTGCTTGAGTTAATGGTGTATTTGAAAGGTGTTCACTTTCAGGACGACCACAATCGCCACCATAACGACCACCTTCGAATGATTTTTTCAATAGAACCATATTACGCAAAGATGCATTGAACTCAGCATTGGTCATTTTGTTGTTGATATATTCACGCAAGAATACCGTATCTAAACCTAATGACTTGATAGGTTGTTCAAAACAATTTTTTCTGACTTTATTATATTCATGTTGTTGTTCATAGGTTGTTAGACCAAGGTCTTGCCAACGGGACTCAATTGAATCACCGAAACCATATACAACAAAAGGAATATTCACTTTGCGACAGAACATGGCAAGAACCAAAATCTGTTCAATTGAACCTGCCATATTGTTTGACATAGAACCAGACTTGTCGAGCAATAGAACCAAACCATGATTCTTACCTTTTGGTGTCAACATCACTTTACGGAAGATGTTATCATCAAATTTATATGATGCCAATTTATTAATATCAATATCGCCAGTATCAGACAATCTGGACTTACTGAAAGCTTTGGCAGCTTTACGCATTTCAAATTCTTTGGCAAGTAGACCAATGTAGCGGTCATTTTTGTTTTTGAAATCGTTTACCCAATTTTTAACTTTCTCATTTGTGAGATAACCTCTGGCAATTTCATGCTGATAGTGTTTGGTCAACAATTCTTGCACCCGTTTGGCAGGTGTAACAATGTTTGAAAGAATTGGTTTTGGGAATGTTAGATACAAATACTCTTTGCACTTTTCATCCAAAAGCAAAACTTCATTGGCACGATAGTTTTGGTCAGTCTCGCATATTGGATTAAACATATCACGGGTTGCAGGTTCAGAATCTTTGTAACGATTATACGAATCACTACCTTCAGAATTAGAATCTTTGGTTGATTCACCGCCATCAGAATTAGATTCCGAATTAGAATTAGATTTGGATTGTTTATCGGTTTTCTCACCATTGCCATCGCCATCATTACCATCATTCGATTCTTCTGATTCTTCACCAGAATCACCAGACTTTGATTTTACGGAAGAATCTTCATTGAATTCATCACCGTCATAATCATCACCATCGGTATCATAATCGTAATCATAATCATTATCACCATATTCATCAGAATAATTGAATGATTGAAAATCTTGCAACATCATTTCATATTGTTCATCTTTAGAATAAGCATACACTTCATTGGTAACACGAACAACATCTTCCCAAGTTTCACATGCTTGGACTTTTTTAACTAAAAGTTCCTCTTGAGCAGAGAATTCAATAGGCATGGTATATTGAGATTTGGTAAAAATATTCAATCTCTCAATAAATGCCATTGTATTAATATCACGGTTACGCAAACCGAAAAAGTCTCTCTTTATCAATTCAGCATAAGCATCTTTGAATTGCTTTGTGAGACCAGGGTATTTGCGTTTTACTTTTTTCTCAATACGAGCATCTTCGACCACATTGAGAAAAGATTTATATCCTTTACCTTTTGATTCATCAACAACGGCATCATGCCAACCTGAAGCTGGTGTATAAAGTGCATGACCAACCTCATGACCGCAAAGCAGGTCATAAAGAGAACCAGTCATGTTTTGCCAGATTGGGAGATATAGGATACGATTCTGTGGGTCGAATCGTGCGGTTTGAATCTTTTGGTGTTCAACCGTAAGGTTCTCAGTTGCCATTAGTTTGGCAAGTTGAGATTTTTGTTCAGCAGTAAATAGCATGTAATGTCCTTTTGTCACTATACACTATATTATATCACGGGTATTCCGAATTGTCAACCAGCTATGTTGCATAAAAACAACAGTCTGGAAGTCAATAGGAACAAGTATTTGGAGCGGTTAACAGGAGTTAAACCTGTCTGCCTACGGGGGTAGGTTGTCTCGGACTCACCGCATTAAGGACATTCTATCTTATATGTAGTCAATTGTCAAGTGTTTTTTGTTTATCTGCCGACTTGTGGTAGATACTTTGCCTTAGTTTCTTCCCAAGTTAGGTAGATAAGGTCATCATAGAACAATGATTCGGTAGATACATTATTCTTTTTGACAAGTTGTTTGATACGAGGTTTGGCATGTTTCTGTTTCCATATATCAACCAAATGTTCTACACTTGTATCAAATGACTTTGTTAAATCTTTTACTTCACATTCTTTTCGTAAGAATTCACAACTCTTATCATAGAGTGGTGTGTAATAAATGCCACGAGCATGTTCACTACGAATCAATTCTTTTGGAATATTCAACTGAGAATATGCAAAGTTCAATGACCGATTCTTGTGGTCTCTCTTATGAGGTTGACCTGATGGTTTCTTGGCAACATACCATTCAAAATATTTTCTTGTGTGATTCTTCTTTAACCATTCTCTAATTAGATAACGAGTATCTCTCAATGGTTCAAATGATACAGAACCAGAGGTGAATCCCATAGGTTGCCAATAATCAAGGTTGTCATATTGTGATAGACCACCTGCCTTAGTTTTACCATAAAGTGATGTGGTTGTTACAGAGACAAGTTTATCACCATATAATTTTTCCCACAATTCTTGCACAGGATCGGATAAACATAATAGTGCAAGTAACTTACCACCAACATAATTAAAACCAAGTGGTTGTAATGGCACAATTGTAGAACCGATTGCAGTATGATTAATCATCGCACCTTGCGTTTTAATTTCTCTTGACCAACCGATAAAGTTATCTCTCGGTGTTAAATCAAGGAAGTCGGAACTAATACAGATAACACCAAGATACTTCTTAGTGGGTTTATCTCTCACAACAAAATTGAGATTTCTGCCAATGTTTGAATTGTTTTTCATTGTGGATGAAAATGTTCTTATTGTATTCCACAATTCAGGCAAATCTTCTTCTTTGTTTGTATATACTAATTCAGGTTGTAATTTAAGGTAGTCATCAGGGTCTTTTTGAATCCAAAAGTTTGATTTAACTTCTGCAATTGCACGGCGTTGTTTCTCATCAGAAAGGACTTTTGTTTCACCTTCCCACAAATCATTGACTGTGACAGTAGGATATTTTTCTTGCACTTCACACCATTTTTGAAAGAGTGTGTATTCACGAACATCCATGGCAGACACATAGGTCAATTCATTGATTGTCCGTTCTTTTAAATGTTCAAAGTCAACATCTGTGTATTCAATACCAGAATCAGACCACTTCTGCCATTGGGCTTCTACATCATCTTTTGGATCAAAACTATACGCCATTCAATATCTCATTCATTCTATTTTCAAATTTTTCGTAGTACCATGATTTGGGTTTCATTGTATTACGCACATAATAATCTTCAATTGCAGGAAACATCTTAGCTACATCTTGCATTTTCTCATACAGTTCTTCAACTGAATCAACTCTCTGCCATTGGTCAGCAACCAAAGTGTTATTACAATCATAATTCTGCCAAACAAATGGAAGAATGCCGCAGGCAATGGCTTCGTGGTATCGACTTGTTGTTGCGGCAGGATCCAACCAATTAAAGCAGAGAGTTGACCTTGCACCAGTTAAATCATTTAATAGATTATACATCGAATCTATCTTCTTGTCAGGCACAATTGAGTTATATTTGCCAATAAAATAAGATTTTATCTTGGCATCTTTCTTTATTCGTTTGAATACTAGGTGTCTTTCATCACCAGATTCAATGTTATCAATGAGTTTGCGTTTATCACAACCCCAATAAATGAAATCATATTGCCTGTCATCATCAAATAATCGCATCGGCATATTTTCTTTAATGAAATGGTACTTCATGCCGTGGAGACCACCAGGTATATCCATCTCATCAAAAATTGAAAACTTACCAATTGTTTGGTCTTTGAAAGTTCTTGTGCGATAGAGTTCTTCATTATCAGCACGGTCACTACGCATCAGAATAACATGTTTATTTGCCAGATGTTCACCAATTTGATGAATGAATTCATCTGACCTTTCTTTATGCCTTGGGTCAACATACCCTTTGATGTGTTGAAAGAATTCATTCTCACTTGGAATGATTACAACATCTGCATCAAGTATGTCATCTAACTTCTTACGATTGGCTGCATTCCAACCAAAGTTACACACACCATAAGTATGTTGCGAATTCTTAGAGATATACTCTTTATATAACTCATAAAAAGAATCCATGATATCATGGAGTGGAGTTTTGTAATTTGTGCCACTTCTAAGGCGTGTGATTGTTAATTTCATTTTTTCTTATGACGAACAATTTTTTTAATAATCTTTTCTTGTTTCTTTCGTGCCATTTGTAATGCTACAGGACCAATATGGTCAATCATACGAATACCATTCATGTGGTCAAGTTCATGTTGAAAACATCTGGCAGTTATACCTTCAAGTCTCATTTGTTTTAGTTCACCCATTTCATTTGTAAACTCTACCTCAACCCAATCTGGTCTGTCTAGTTTAACATGAAGGCCTGGAAAAGAGAGGCAACCTTCTTCTGCTTTAATTGTTGATGGTGCTTGCCCTATAATTCGTGGATTGATACATGCAATTTGAAAGTGGTCTGTACCAATAACAAATACTCTTTCAAATACTCCGCATTGATTGGCAGATAGACCGATACCGCCATATAGTTTCATTGTCATCTTTAATCTTTTGACTAACATTTCCATTAGTGGATTTGGCAAATCAAATTTATATTCTGGTATTTGAACTTTCAACATTGGATGATTTTCATCATACAACGGCAAAGGTTCTACTCTGGCTTGTTGTGTTGGCGTTCCAATTGCCGCACCAGTATCAATTATTAATGTTTCACTCATTTCATTATCCTTGAAAAGTTTTTCTCTTTCACAAATCGAATAACATTTGCAAATTTATCTTGCAGTATATCGCCTTTGTGTGAAATTACAAATAGGTTTACACCTTCTAACATATGTAGGATTTTCATCAGTTCTTCTGTGCCATTGGCATCTAGTGAAGAATCAAATGTTTCATCCAAAATTAATAAGTTTGTGTTTGATGAATTCTTTAACTTGGCAACAGCACGCCAAGTCAACATCAATGCCATATCAATTCGTTGTTTCTCACCTTCAGAAAAGTTATTGTATGTAAACTCATCACGGTGACGAGACTTGATTGTTTCTTTAAATGATTCGTCTAGGTTAAAGTTTACAAAGAAATCTAATGATGCCAAATATTTGTTCACCAACTTATTGATAACAGGCAAATACTGTTTAACAATCTTTGTTTTGATACCTGTATCTTTCAGTAGATTACCTGCAACTTCATAATAAGTTCTTTCATCGATAAACACTCTTAAATCGTTCTTTAAGTTGGTTAAGCACTCTTTTATGTCACTTAATTCTTTTTCTTCTTTATCAGATACCGTTTTAGAGTTTTTCAATTCTTCTGCCAACTTTTGCAAACGAGCAATCATCTTGTTTGTTTCGGTGATTGTTGTGTTATATGTGGCAATTTCAACTTGTTTTCGTTGCAGTTCTTTTTGTTTTTCTGCAATGTCATTTAATTTTTCTTGCTCTGCATTTAATTTTTGTTCAAGTTGTGTGAGTCCATGTTCACATTCTGTAACTTTGGTAGAGAGATTGGTAAGTTCTTCTTCTTTAAACTCCATGGCAATGGTTTGCCTACATGTTGGACAATTATCATGCGATTGAAAGAAACCGATATCCTTACGAAATTTGGATAAGTTGCTTTCAATTTGCGATTCAAGTTTTGTAATCGTCTTGACCTTAGCCTCTGTTTCAATTTTAACTGCCACAGAGTTCTGCAATGTTTCGACCTCTGTTGTAAGGATGGTAACATTTGCCAATAATGAGGATACGGTATCGCTATTACATTGAATCTCTGTCTCATACTCTTTCACCTTATCTTCATTGTTTTGCTTCAACTCATCGATATGTTTTTTTTGCATATCGTGTTTCTGTGTTGCCAAATCTATTTCATGTTTCTTGTTTGCAACCAAATCTTTGTTGTTACTCAATCGGTCTTTTACCAATGAGTTCATGGTAGAAAAGATTTGAATGTCAAGTAAGTCCTCAATAATTTCTCTGCGGTCTGCCGATTTCAATTGCATGAAAGGAGTAAATGATGCAGAACCTAAAATTACAATCTGTGTAAATGATTTGTAATTTAGTTTGAGAATAAACTTCTCTAGGTATTCTTGGTAGTCTCTTACAGCGGCATCTTGATTGACAAGTTCACCATTGCAATAAATTTCAAATACATTTGGTTTGATACCACGAATGATTTTATATGCTTTATTGCCAGTATCAAATTCAACCTCAACGACACAATCTTTATTGTTAATCGAATTTAACAATTGAGGTTTGTTGATATCACGGAATGGTTTGCCAAATAGAGCAAAGCACAACGCATCGAGCATCGTGCTTTTTCCTGAACCGTTTTCACCTACAACTAATGTGTTAGTGTTACCCGACAGATTGATTTCTGTAAAGTAATTTCCGGTGCTTAGTAAATTTTTCCAACGAACATAACGAAATAGTATCATTCAGCCACTTCTGTATTCAATGCTTCAACATAAAGTTCACGCATTAATGTTTTAAGTTTTTCGGGTTCAACATCAAGTGTTAAATTATCAATATACTTAGAAAGTATAGTTATTGTATCTTCAGCTTGGTCAATAATGTCTTGGTCTAAATCAACATTCACATCTGTAAAATCTTCTACAATTGACAAATCAGAAACACCTGCTTTATAAAGACTGTCTATTACATGGTCGAACAAGAACGGATTTTGTTTATTCAATACAACAACTTTAACATAACACTCTTTGAGTTTTGAAAAATCATATTCTTTCCAATCTTCAAAAGTTGTTTTACCATCATCATATGTAATTTTGTGAAACATTGAAAAGGTGTTTTTCACAAAATTCATTTCACGGGTTTCAGTATCAAAGATATGAAAACCTTTTGGGTCGTTCCAATCTGCCCATGTCATTTCATAAGGAGTGCCAATATAGGTAATATTACCATCTGTTGATTTGTGATGAAAGTGTCCTGTTAACACTACATCATACTTGGATAATGATTGTTTGTCAATACCACTTTCACAAACATTGCCTCTGTCCATTTCAAAACCGGCAATCTCAAAGTGTCCAAAACAAATTTGTGCCTTTGATTCTTTCATTCGGTTGAATATATCATCTACATTGTCATCACAAATCCAAGGCACAACATCGATTGATACACCATCAAAATCTACGGTATCAAATTCTTCATAGATTTCAATATTACTATATTCATTTAATAATAGAGATGGTGAGTTTACTTCAAGTGTATTCTTATAGGCAACATCGTGATTACCTATCAATGTATGTAATTTGATACCTAGTCTTTCGCATTTTTCAAAAAAATATTTGCGAGATAGGTAGAGAGAATTGAAATTGATAAACTTTCGGCGGTCGAACAAGTCGCCCATCTGAAAGACTACCCTAATATCATTTTCAATTAGGTATGGAAAAAATACTTCATCATAAAATTTCTGGAAGTATTTGTGAAAATCTAAAGAATCACCTCGAGCACCGAAGTGAGTGTCACCCAAAATGCATAATTTCATATTAATTGGCTTTTGAAACCTTCTATTTCATCCTTGAGTTTAAGTTTCTTCTTTTTGAGAAAGGTAACTAAGGCATCGTTACCATAATGTTTTTCTTCTTCTTTAATATCTTTATCTAAACCATCATGCATTTCTTGAAGATGTTTTATATGATGCTCAATTTTTAATCTATCCATTATATCGCCTTTTTGAGAGGTTGTCAATAGTTATTCAGGTAATTCTTCTTCCATAAATTTTTCTAGGCCTTTGGTCTTGCCTTCTTTTTTCTTTCGTTTATTTTCTTCAAAGTTAAAAATGAACTCGGAAATATTATCATACAATTCAAACTGCCTCATATTTCCATTTTCATCTTCGAACATTTCATGTTCATCAAGAATACCAAACTGTTCTGTTGCCTTGTATTTGACATAGAGTTGTTTTTTCTCTTTCATAATACGGCGTAAAAAGGCATAGTAAATAATCTGCGTGAAATAGGCAAATGGGTTCTTTGATTTGTCAGGATCAAAATTACGGAAATACATGAGGCAATTTTCAATGCCATCTGAAATCATTTCATCTCGGAAAGAATATGATATGAAGTTGGGTTTGCGTGATAGATGGTCAGCAATTTTATAGAAACACTCTCCAATGTAGTTTGGAATTTGAGGATCTTCTTTGCCATCTTTTTTAGCAATCGCACATTTGTCACGATAATCAATTAAAGCCGACAAAAAGTCTGCGTTGTTTACATAGTGTTTAGTTGTTTTAGCCATAATATTTACCTGTTTAACTGTTGACAAAGAGCTTGACAAAGTGTATCATCTCGGTGTCCCTTTTGAAAATTAATGTAACTTGTGCTTCTTTTTTTCCTTAAGCACTTCAAATAATTCTTCTTCATCTATTTCTTCCTCATCATACTCATCATCTTCTTCTTCATTCGAGAAGTCTCTTTTTTCTTCCATTCTTTGTTGTGCCTCAATTACAACTGTACCATAATAGTCAACTAAATCTTCTTTAGGTTCAATAATTGTAAGTATGTCTGAAGAATAAACAATCGCACTATTCTCTTTAATGATTTCAATTGGCAACCAAGGCATCATCATCATTACAGTTTGACCTGTAGGTATTCTTTTAAAGATAATATGCATTGGGTTATCTAAAAAGATGGTATCGTTTTCTTCATCTTCAATGATATCTGCCATAATATCTTCACCACTTTGCAGTCTTACTATTTTTATATTGTTATTAGGAGTTAGTTCCATTTTTTATTTCTATGTTGTAAAACTTGTAATTAAATTTTTCTTCATCGTATATTTTAACACGCTCGATGAAATGTTTCAATGTGTAATTGGCAAATTTGCCTACACGGAAGTCATCAACAATATCAAATAGTGTTGCCTCTGTTTTATTTTCACCTATACGAAGTCCTCGACCTATCGACTGAAGATTACGGATGCGGGATTTGGATGGACTGGCAAATATGATATTGTGAAGGTTACGGATATTAACACCAGTGCTAAAAGTGCCGTAAGAAGCAACAATGATTGCATCTGTTTCTTTTTCAGTAATTGACCGAACTGATTCACGAATCTCAACATCGGTACCACCAAATACGAAAAATACATGCCTATTTTTTGCGTGTTCTTTAATATTTGCATATAAATCTTTTCCATGTTTTTCAACGAATTGAAATAATATAAGAGAGTTGCCTTCTAAAGACAATGATAAGTTACGAATGAAATCGTTTCTATTTTTGTTTTGGACAATATAATCTATTTCTGTGTTATAGTCCCAATCTTTTGCCATCTTGCAAGTTGCTTCTGGATATTTTAATATCAGACATTTAATTTTAAAGTCAGCAAGTTGTCCTTTCTCAATGAGTTCGGATGTAGATGTTGCTTTATAAACAGGTCCAAATAAACCTTCTAACACAAGGCGATGTGTCTGTGTACCATCTAAAGTACCTGTTGTACCTATTCTATATTTAGCGTTAGTGCAACCTGAAAGAATAGTTGTCAACGATTTGGCCTTAAACTGGTGAGCTTCATCACCAAGAACAAAGTCAAATTGTTCAAAGTATTCTTTGTCGTTTTTATAGATTGATTGCCATGTAGTGATGGTAAGAAACTTGTTTGTATGTTTTTCTTTACCTGCATATTGGCGGTGGCAGTATTCTTCTGAATCATATCCATACGATTCAAAGTCACTATACATCTGTTCAACAAGTGAGGTTGTAGGAACAATTAATAATCCTCTTTTATGTTCTTGTTGTAAATAACAAACAATAAGATATAAAATTAAACTTTTGCCACTAGCCGTTGGTGACAGTAGTAAAATACGCTTGTTGCGTATCGCATGAATAAAGGACTTTAATTGATAGTCTCTAACTTCATGTGGCAAATTTAAAGTATCAATAAGTTGTTTTGCTTCTACTACCGAATAGTTTTCAGTAGTTGAGATATCTGAATCAATTTCTAATACATAATCTCTTTCCTTACAAAACTTTTCAATGTAAGGAACAAGTCCATGGTAAATTGTAAACGACCGAAGGTCGGCTAATCTTATTTTTCCATCCCACATACGAGATTTGTATGCAGGTGTAAATTGATAACCAGGAACATAAAAAGTAAAGTAGTCACTCAGTTCTTGTGCAGTACCTTTATCGCACTCAAACTGAATAAATGCTTCATTCTTTTTGTGAAGAATAATATCAGACACCTTGAATAAATCTTTCCCATGCTATGAAGTCACGCAATTGAAATGTGCGACTGTTCAGTTCTTTTAATATGGCGGTGCAAACTTCAACAATCTCATCATGCATAATTTTTTGTGCAGAGTATTTGTTTAAATCTTCATCGCTCTCCATATATGTAGAGAGGTCTGATTTAAGAACATATGGAAAAGGATCCCATTCATATTTTTTCAAATCATCATCATCTAACTTACCTGTGTAATATTCCCATTTAAGTTTCTTCATTTTATTATACTTAAACTCCGCTTCTTTGGAAAGCAAACGGTGTCGGCTAAGTATGTTCAAATACTTACTGTGTAATTTGGGAATATCAAGAAGTGCCTTACCAGGTTCGGTTCGGTCAATGTCGGCGTCTTTACGCCATTCTTCCAATAGTTCGTCTAATTTGCTCATAATAAAAGCCTCCTTCAGAGGAGAATACACTAATTGACGGTGATTGTCAAGCGTTTTTTAAAATAATTTTTCAATATCGTAGTAACTGTACCTGAATGTTCCGTCTGCCGTCATTTGACTTTCGGGACTATCGGTAGTTGACATGATGAAAGTTGATAGTGTTGTGGGAAACACATCATAGAATTTAAATCTGAAATAAGGTTTGTTTGAAGATGACAAAAGGGTAACTGAAGCATCTGAGTATTGTGGTTTTAATGATTCTCTCACACCTGCACTTTTACTTAAACGACCTAAATTGCGATACTCAGAAAAGTCTGTTGGGAAAGTCATTGCACGAATCCAATCATGTATCTCTCTCCATGCCACAAGTTCTTCATCAATATAAAAAGTTACATTCAATAAATCATAAATTGCTTTTTCACCTGGAATATACAAATCAACAAATGGAGTATTTTGTGGTATTTCGGACAATGATATACCTGGCACACTTACTGATTGACAAAAGAATTGTGTGTTAGGTAACCTAGAAAAGTTTAGTGTAAACTTATTAGGTTGTAAAAAGTTTTGATTTGTAGGATTTCTAGTAAGTGCAGTCATAAAGTTTTCTTAATATGCAAACCAATATCAATAAGTTGTTCTTTTTCAATCATGTTGATGATACGATTTGTCAAAGTTATTTCCTGTTGAATAAAAACCATCTTCAGTTGAAGTTCTTTCAACTGTTGGTTGTAAAATTCCAACTCTTTTAGTTTTCTTGCCCGTATGTCAAGCAAGTCAGACATTACTATGATATCGGTCATACTCTTATTTATATGCAAAAAAAAGACCCACCGAAGTGGGTCTTTTGAATATAGTCTCTTATTGTTATTATTATTAACGAGACTTTATAAATTACATCAAGTTGGAAATCTTGAACGCACGGTAGTAAACATTGGAG